ATGCAAACAGAAAAGTACTGCGGAATATGCGGTCAAAAGTTAAATATAGAGTTTGAATACAGAAAAACAGCCAAAACCACCTGTCCGAGGTGTGAATCCGAAAGCGAGTGGAAGTTTTACAAGAACGGAAACTTCACGGAACTCATCCACGTAAGCGATAAGGGTTTGGAAATCCAAGCGCAAATGGAGCGTGAAGAAAATGCTGTATGATGCAAAATGTCCCGTATGCGGGAAACTAAACAAGGATATGTACCTCGAAGAAACCGAGGGACGATTCGTCTGCGACAAATGCGGAAGTGAAATAGAGATTCCGCGTTTCAAAAAGCCAAAACGGATACCGATATACGATAGCCGAACGCTTGTCGCACTCATAAATAATCATTGATCTTGGCAAATCCGCCCCGTTTTGCCGAGTGAGATAATAACAGAAGATACAACGGCTTTTCTACTTCTGTGTAGGAAGTCCCAACCGCACAAAAGCAGTAGAAAAAATAGGAAACCGAGGTATCACAGGGAGAAAGGAGGCAATCTAACAACTATGCACTTTAAAGATGGCGATGTCCCTATACAATGGGTGTGCCTGAACTGCCGCAATATTATAGTCGGCTTTCAAGGCGAAGATGGTCTTACACGAATAAAGTGTCCGCATTGCGGCACAGTAACTGTATCAAAGCCAATCAGTAGGCGTCACGTCCAAGTAGACGTGTTCGCACCACAAGGGCAAGAACTGTTACGCTCTAACTAAATAAACTTGCGAGAGGAACTTGGTCGGTCTGAAATAGGGACAATGTAAAACCAAGACATCCAACTTGCATTAAAGCGGTAGGTTAAACCAGTATTGAGAGGCCACCGATTAACGAAATCCGAATAGGAGAGTAGTTAGTCGGTGGCCTTTTTATTTTCCCCAAAACAAATTCAAAAAAATTGAAAATAATTTTTCAAACCGTAGAAAACCCCAACGGTTTGACCTTTAGAATACAGCCATCAAGAGCAAAGGAGGTGAGATAAGTGAAAGCGAATGAACGACGCATGGCGATATTAGAAGCCTTATGCGAGAGAAGACGCGAACAAGTGGCAAACTTGGCATTCGAGTTCGGCGTGACGGAATGGACGATTCGCCAAGATATTCTGACGCTTTCCTTATCTTACCCGGTCTACACGGTGCAAGGACATGGTGGTGGCGTCTACATAGCCGATGGATACCGACTGGGGAAAAAGTATTTCTCCCAAAAACAATCCGAGTTTCTTGAAAGAATCGCAGAAGGGCTCACGGGAGAAGAATTGGAAATGATGAAAGGCATTCTCAAGACATTCAAAGAGCCGAAGAGAGGTAATAAGTGAAAGTAAATACAAAGAAATTCATCCGAATGGTAAAGGACGAATGCGGAAGTCTGTCGCTGTTCTGCATCGAGTTCGAAATCAGTAGAACGGAACTTGCGGCAATACTACTCGGCGGTCTTCCGTTCAACTACGAGCAGAGCGAACGAATGATGAACGCATTCGGCGCAGAGAAGATGGTCAAGGTTATCGATTGGGAGGGAATGAATGTACGCTGTCCGATCTAACGAAACCATACGCATCTACGATTCATTCGCATATCGAGGCAGCATCAAGGATATGCAGGACAGGTTCTACGATGCGGACGATAAGTGTTGGGTAGTCCCTCTCACGAAAGAAAATGTGGCAACGCTCGGACTGCTCGGAGCAACGCTTGACGAAGAATTACAGGCTTTGACGGCAGATAGCACGGACACCAAAGGAAATGCCGAACCGACCATAAAACCGCCGATAAAGGGCAGCCTTTACAGCCACCAAGTAAAGGCATACAACTTCGCACTAAAACAGTTCGACACGGGCAAAGCAGTAGCATTCCTGATGGATATGGGAACGGGCAAGACAATCACGACTATTGCGCTAATAGGGGCATTAAACAGTCAAAAGCGTATCGGTAAAGTGCTTGTTGTGTCACCAAAGTCCATTGTCGGTGTGTGGGAAGAAGAGTTCCAAAAGTTTGCGGATTATCGGTATGCGCTGACCATTTTGGACGGCTCTATAGCCAAGAAAAAAGCAGCGTTCGGATATATGAACGGCTCGGCATTGCAGGTCATAGTCGTGAACTACGAATCGGCTTGGAGACTTGAAACGGAGATAGGAAAGTGGAATCCCGACATGATCGTGTGCGATGAATCGTCCAAGATTAAGAACCCGGCAACGGCGCAGTCCAAGGCACTACATAAACTCGGCAAGAAGACAAAATTCAACGTCATACTCACGGGAACTCCCGTCACGAACAATCCGCTGGACTTCTTCTCGCAGTATAAGTTCTTGGACGAAGAGATACTCGGACCATCCTACTACTTGTTTCGCAATCGCTATGCCGTGATGGGCGGTTACCAGAACCACCAAATCGTAGGGTACAATCATCTCCCAGAACTTGTGGAAAAGGTGCATAAGATAGCGTTCCGAATCAAGATACAGGATGCGGTCGACTTACCGCCATTCATAGACGAAGTGCGAACGATAAAACTCGAACCGAAAGCAGAGGCGGTGTATCGGATGATAGAAGAGGACTGCTACGCTCAACTCTCCGCCGATGCGGAAGTGACGGCAAGGAATATCTTGACGCAACTTTTAAGGCTATCGCAATGTACGGGCGGGTTTATCCGTGACGATGCAACCGCCGAGCCGCAGACCGTAAGTACGGCAAAGATAGAGGCTCTCGAAGACATCATCGACAGTTGCGTGGAAGAAGACAAAAAGGTGGTCGTGTTTGCACGATTTGTCCCGGAAATCGAAGCCATAAAAGCAATGCTCGAAAAGAAGAAGTTGGGCTATAGGTTGATTTATGGCGCAACGAAGGACAGAGCGGAGCAAGTGAAAGACTTCCAAGAAGACCCCGATGTGAAGGTGTTCGTAGGGCAACTGCAAACCACGGGAATGGGGCTGACGCTGACGGCGGCAAGCGTGGCGGTGTTCTATTCGTTGGACTTCTCCTATGCGAACTATGAGCAGAGCCGAGCAAGAATTCACCGAATCGGTCAGAAAGAGAAGTGTTTGTATATTCATCTCGTGGCGAAGAACACGGTGGACGAAAAGATAATGAACGCGCTCAAGCACAAAGGAGATATTGCCAAATTGATGGTTGACGATTGGAGGACGTTGCTGCATGGGAAAGTATAAGGACTTAACGGGAAGACAGTTCGGTAGGCTGACGGCATTAGAACCATTGCCACCGCACGGGAAGAACTCGGCATTGATGTGGGCGTGCAAGTGCGAGTGTGGTGGAACGGCGATTGTACGGGGAACTGACCTTGTCAACGGACACACGATGTCGTGCGGATGTTACCGCAAGATGCAAAAGGCGATGCCGAACGGAGAACTGCGACTCCATAGGATATGGGCGAATATGAAACAGAGATGCGCCAATCCGAAGAGCAAAGACTTCAAGTATTACGGCGCAAGGGGCGTGTGCGTGTGTGCCGAGTGGGAAGATTTTGAGACGTTCTTCTACTGGGCGATGTCGCACGGATACAAAGATGGTCTGACGATAGAGCGTATCGACAATGACGGAGATTATTGCCCGAATAACTGCAAATGGATACCTAAATGCAGGCAGAACAGCAACACGAGCCGAACGAAACGATATGTGATGTACGGGAAAGTGTTCACGCTTGCGGAGATTTGCAGGATATATGGGGTATCTCGCAGCACGGTCGCGTCCCGATTGAAGAAAGGTATTCCGCTTGAAAAGGCAATCAAACAAAACAGGAGGTATCAGATGAATACGAAACTATTGGAACTGTCCGACAGACTCAAAGAACTGCGGACGCAAAAGAGTGACCTTGAAAGAGAGGTCAAGGGCATCAACGAAGAGATTGACGGAGTAACAACCGAAATGATCGACTTGATGACCACGGAAGAGTTGACTTCGTTCAATCGTAACGGAACGACGTTCTCGCTCGTCACGCAAGAGTACCCGGCACCCGAACCCGAAAGGAAAGGCGAACTTTGGGAAGTCATGAAGAAAAACGGCTTCGAAGATTTGTTCACTATCAACAGCCAAACCCTTTCGGCAACGGTCAAGGAACTCATTGCGGCGAATGAGGGCGTACTCCCGGAATGGTTGGACGGGCTCATAAAAATCGCGGAGAAGAACAGTATCCGCGTTGCCAAATCGAAAAAATATTAATTTAAGGAGACGAAAACACAATGGCAAACGAAATCGTAAAGAAAGAAGACACGGCACTTACTTACGGAGCAAGCGCAGACCTTGGCGAGATCTTCGCAGAGGAACTTGACGGACTGACTCCCGCATTCGAAAGAATCAAAATCCCTGCAGGCGGTGGTCTTGCATACGAAGTGCCCGGCGATGACCCCGACAGTCCCGATTCGGTGAAAGAGTTCAAAGCGGTGATTCTTTATCATCATCCCATCTCGTGCTACTACAAGGAAGAGTACACGGGCGGAAATAATCCGCCTGACTGCGGCTCGATGGACGGACGCATCGGTATCGAAGCGGAAAGCGGAGAAATCAAGCAGTGCGCCGACTGTGAGTTCAACAAGTTCGGCAGCGGCAAGAATGGGGCAAAAGCGTGCAAGCAGAAGAGAAGAATCTACCTTCTTCGTGAAGGCGAGGCTCTGCCGATTATTCTCTCGCTCCCCACGGGCAGTCTTGCCGAGTTCAGTAAGTATGTGATGCGACTTCTTTCCAAAGGAAAGAAAACGGTGAGCGTGGTCACCAAGTTCACCCTGAAAAAGGCACAGAACAGCGGCGGTATCAACTACTCGCAGGCGGTGTTCGCAGTAGACCGAAACTTGACCGAGGAAGAACTCAAAAATGTACTTCCTTTGGCCGAACAGGTCAAGGCAATGGCAACCAAGGTCACGGCGCTTGACGAAGAATAAAAACAAACGGGCGATGGGTGGCGGTAAAAGTCCGCCGCCCGGAAACCCAAAACGGAGGAACGATGACGGACATTTTCGAGAAGGTCAAAGACCAAGTTAAAATAGCCGATGCAGTCGAAGCATTCGGCGTCAAATTGAATAGCAGAGATAAAGGTCTATGTCCGTTTCATAGGGAAAAAACTCCGTCGTTTTCGATTGACCGCAAGAACAATATCTTCACGTGCTTTGGCTGCGGAGAAACGGGTGACGTCATAACCTTTGCGTCAAAGATGAAAGAAGTCGAGCCGTTAGAGGCGGCGAAACTCCTTGCCGAGATGTTCCATGTCGACGTGGACGATTGCACCAAGCGGACGAGCATCAAGGACTACCTAAAAGCGTGCATCAAAGACGCGGACAAGACCGATTATTTTCAAAAGCGTGGACTGACCAAGGAAACGGTGAAAAAATACTGCCTTGGCTATGACGCGAAGAGAAACGCAATCGTCTTGCCGTACTCATCGGAACTACGATACTACCAAACTCGGAGCATATCCGACAAAAAGTTCTATAAACCGACAAACGAAGAGGCGGGTGCGGAGCCGCTGTTCAATCGCAAAGCGTTGTGGGGAACGAGCAAAGAGCCTGTCTTTATCGTGGAGAGTCCGCTCTGCGCCTTGTCTATTATGCAATGCGGCGGCGTCTCGGTGTCGCTCTGCGGTGTCGGCGGGGCAAACAAGCTCGTCAAGGAAGTAAAGACGAAAAAGCCGAACGCTCCGCTTGTGTTGTGCTTGGATAACGATGAACCGGGGCAAAAGGCGTCCGCATCACTTGAAAAAGAACTCCAAGCGGCGAAGATACCATACATAGTATTCAACGTTGCGGGGAGCAAGAAAGACCCGAACGAACTATTGATGTCGAACCCCGAAGAACTCAAAACAGCGGTGGCGGCGGCAAAGAGAAAAGTTCGGAAAGTCTATAAACGCGGTGTGGCGAGCATAGCGGCAAGCGACCTGCAAACGGCGAAAATTGATCCGCCAGAATGGTTAATCCCGGATGTGTTGCCGCAAGGCTTGGCGATATTGTGTGCTTCGTCCAAGGTCGGAAAGTCTTGGATGGCTATGCAGATGTGCTTGGCGATAAGCCGTGGGAAAGAGTTCTTGGACTATGCAAGCAATCAGGCAGGGTGTTTGTATCTCGCTCTCGAAGACGGTATTTTTCGTCTGAAAGACCGACTCAACAAAGTGCTTGACGGCGGAAAAGCACCGAGCAATTTCTACTTGTCCATCAAGGCGAACGGCTTGGACGGCGGACTTATCAAGCAGTTGGACGAAGAGTTCGAAGAACACCCGGACATTAAACTGATTATCATCGACACCTTGCAAAAGGTAAGGGGTTCGGCGAAGAAAGACGAAATCGCCTACGCCACGGACTACCGAGAACTCGGAGCATTGAAAGAGTATGCCGACAACAAGCGGATCTGCATTTTTCTCATTCACCATTTGCGAAAGATGGCGGACGAAAATGACGTATTCAATATGATTTCGGGTTCGAATGGCATCATGGGCGTATGCGACACGATATTTATCATCTACAAGAAAAAGCGGCAAGACGAAAACGCCGTGCTGTTTATGACGGGACGAGATATTCGGCAGCAAGACGTTGTGGTGCATTTCGATGAAACGAAGTACCGATGGGAAATGGTCGGAATGGCAGAGGAAGAAGAGCGGAAACGCAAAAAGCGCGAGTACGAGAACAATCCTATCGTAAAAACGGTCAAAGACCTATTAAAACAGTATCCGATGGGTTGGAAAGGCACTGCAACCGACCTGATCAAGGCTGTGTACGATGTGACGGGAAGTCCGTGCATTTACTCAACGGCGGCACTCGGCAAAGAGATAACGAACATTGAAACGCAGCTCTACTATGACGGCATCGAACACTCGATGAAACGGAGCGGATCGAGCAGAGTGCATTATTTCGGTAAAAGGCAGGCTTATAAGCCGACATATCAGCGGGCGATATTCGATGATTCGGAAGACTAATATGGTTAAACTGGTCGATTTCGACCTGATAAGAATGACAGATAATGACGGAAAAGTGACGGCAAGTGACAGGAAAACAGTTCTCACACAACACTATCCGTCACTACTGTCACTCCGTCACAACCGTCACATCCGTCACAAAAACGAGATTTCTAATAGAGGGGTTACTGTCACACTGGTAAAGTGTCATTTAGTGACAGGTGTGACGGTTGTGACAGGTAGTTCTATATAGGAGCGAAAAAAGTGAAGGAAAGCGACCTGATAAAGGCGATAAGCAATTACTTGAAAACAGTTCCCAACTTGTTCTTTTGGAAGGAACATGGCGGAATGTACGGAACGGCTGGTATTCCCGATTTGATTGTCTGTTATAAGGGCAGATTTATAGGTTTGGAATGCAAGGTAGGTAAAAACACGGCAACGGCACTGCAACAGCAAACGATTCGGCAGATATTGAAAGCGGGCGGATATGCAGTAGTCGTAAAAAGCGTAGGCGAGGTAAAAGCGATAATTCAAGCGTTTGAAAAGGAGTAGTATGGCAGACATCAACAAAGTGGTGATAACGGAAGAGGCGGAATTCGATTACGAGGAAATACTCGGACTGCCGATGCCGAAAGCCGACATAAAAGAGGCTTGCGAAAATTACATAGAATCCAGATATGACGGCGGTCGCACACTTTGGGGATATTACTACAAGTGGAAGTACTATGACGAAACCGCCGATAAAATGCTTTTGCTGTTCTTTTATAAGGGGCAAAAGTTCGGAACGATGCAAATGTGGGATTTGTGCGGAGTCTGTTTCGAAGACGATTGGAACGAAAACTTGGAAGACTGCGGACAAATACGAAGTTGGCTGAAAAGCAAGATCGACCCCAAAGAAAACGGCGATTGGGTTTGGGACGAGCGTGTAAGAGAAGAAAAAAGACGAAAGGAAATGGAGGACTACTGCAATGACAACGACTGAAATCAAGGAATACTTAGAGAACTATACGGCCAAGAAAGCCATAGCGGAATACAAGAAAAAACAAGGCTTGACCGAAGATAGGATACTCGTATGTATCACGGCGATTGAAGACTGCATTGCAGGACTCCCGAACGGACTGGACGAGATCATCCGCAAGTATTATCTTCAAAAGATGTCCTTGCGAGAGATGAGCAAGCGGTTCTTCTTGGGACGCGATGCAATCGCCAGAAGAAGGGATAAAGCGATAGCCATTATAAGTGACTGTTTAGCCGAGTTATAAAAAGCGACAAGACCGAGCCAAAAACCGCCAAAACGCGACAAACGGCAGATATAATAAGAGTGTAGGCAGGAGATAAATATGCCAAGAAAACCAAAACGACCGTGTAGTTATCCCGGCTGTCCCAAGCTCGTGGACGGGCAATACTGTGAAGAACACAAGCGGCTCATAGACAAGCAATACAACGAGTACGGACGAGATAACTTCACAAAGAACTTTTACAAGACCCCCGAATGGTTGCACGCAAGAAAGCAGCAACTCAATCAGCACCCGTTTTGTGCGGAGTGTTTGAAAGCGGGTAAAAGAACGAGAGCGACAATGGTAGACCATATCGTTCCCATCAAGCAAGGCGGCGAGCGGTTCGCACCGAGCAACCTGCAAAGCCTGTGTTGGTCGTGTCACTCACGCAAGAGCGCACAGGAAGGCTCAAGGTGGAAACCGAGGCCGAGAGAGTACGACTGACCGCCGGGGAGGGGGATGTCGAAAACTTGCCGATTTCCACCCCAAGAGCGGGGCCGCAGTCTAACGCGAAAAAACGCGAAATCAAAAATCAAATGGAAAAATCAAAGAAATCAAAACCAATACGAAGTATTGAAGGACGGGAAACCGTCCTTTTTGATTTCGCGGGAAATCAAAATAATCAAATAGAAATCAAAATTCAAAAGGGAGGCAGTATGGCAAGTGGCGGTGCAAGACCGGGCGCGGGAAGACCGAAGAAAGCGGTCACGCAAAAGATACTGGAAGGCAATCCCGGCAAGCGTCCGATAGAAGTCGTGAACTTCACAACTGACAATGGACTGGAACTACCGAGCGAACCTCCTTCTTATTTATCAGCCAAGGCAAAAGAGATATACAAGACCGTATATGCTTGGCTGAAAAGCATCGGCTGTACGCAAGGGATACTGCCGTACAACTTGGAAGAGTACGCATTTTGCAAAGCGAGATGGCTTGAATGTGAAGATATGAACACCAAGCACGGACTGCTCGTAAAAGACCAGAACGGCAAACCGATGCCGTCTCCGTTCGTTGGTATGGCACAGCAGTATCTCAAACAAACAAACGAAGTGTGGAGCAAAATCTATATCGTGGTACGAGAAAGCAAATTGTCAAAGTGGGATGAAACGAACCCTAACGATGACATTATGGAAAAACTGTTGGTGGGAAAAGTATGAAGAGTTACAGTCCAATAGAATTTATGCAAGCAAGAATAAGTGCTCCAATACATGATGAACGCTACAAGTCGTTATTTGAGGTTAAATCGAGTAATGGAGTATATAGCAAGCATTAGTTACGGCAAGGACAGCCTTGCAATGCTCGAAGTCATACACCTACATAATCTTCCGCTCGATAGAATTGTCCACGTGGAGATAAAGGCAACGGATACGATACACGCGGATCTTCCGCCGATGGTTGCTTTCAAAGAAAAAGCAGACAAAATCATATATGAAAAGTACGGAATCCGAGTTGAGCATATCTCATCGCCAAAGTCTTACGAAGACTATTTTTATTCTGTCAGTAACGGGAAAAAGAGTCTATATGCGGGGAAAATATATGGTTTTCCAATGCAAAAGGGGAATTGGTGTACGGGACGGCTAAAACAGTCCGTGCTTCAAAAGGTGCAGAGAAATGCGATTGTGTATATCGGAATAGCAATAGACGAACCAAAACGATTTCATAACCTGACCGAAACAAAAAGAAGTCCGCTCGTGGAATACGGGTGGACGGAAAAGATGTGTCGAGAATGGTGCGAAGAGAACGGACTATTAAGTCCGACTTATGAAACATCGCTGCGTGGCGGGTGTTGGTTTTGCCATAACCAATCTACGGCGCAGTTACGCTTGCTGCGAAAACAGTATCCGAAACTGTGGGCGAAATTATTAGAGTGGGACTTGGATAGTCCGATTTCATTCAAGGGAAACGGACGCACGGTTCACGACTACGAGCGAAGATTTCAATTAGAAGAACAAGCAAAAGTCCCAATGGATAGAACATTCCGTTGGGGAATGATGGAGGATAAATCAATGATTAAACATATCTACACGGCAGAGTCGGTGACTTGCGGTCACCCCGACAAACTTGCAGACCTTATTGCGGACAGCATTCTCGATGCTTGTCTGGAACAGGACGAAGACAGCAGAGTGGCATGCGAAGTATTGCTTGCCCATAACAAATGCTTTATTGCCGGGGAGATTACGACCAATGCAAAAGTCGACTACGAGTATATCGCCAGATGTGTGATTGCCGAAGTCGGCTACGATGCAAACGACATCGAATACGAAGTCCGCATCCACGAACAGAGCGCGGATATTTCTGGGGCAGTCGGCAAGAAAGAACAGGGCGCAGGAGACCAAGGCATCGTCTATGGTTATGCGTCAAGCGAAACCTTAAACTATATGCCGCTCCCGGTTGAACTCGCACATCGATTGACCGATAGACTCACCGAATGTCGCATTAATGGTGTTATAGCGGGACTTTTACCCGATGGAAAGAGTCAGGTGTCGGTTGAATATGACGGGGATAGGTTCTCTCGAATCGTGTCCATTGTTGTGTCGGCACAGCACCGAGAAGACAAACCGCTCGATGAACTGACGGCGGAGATTAAGGAAAAGGTAATTGCTCCCGTTTTTGCGGAGTACGACATTTCCAAGACCGAAATCCTCGTCAATCCGTCAGGTCGATTCGTAATCGGTGGGTTCGTTGCAGATACAGGGCTGACCGGGCGAAAACTTATGGTGGATACCTATGGCGGAATCGCCCATAATGGTGGCGGTGCGATGAGCGGTAAGGATGCAAGCAAGGTAGATAGAAGCGGCGCATATCTTGCAAGATACATTGCAAAGAATGTGGTTGCATCGAAACTTGCGGAGAAGTGCGAAGTCGCGCTTTCTTATGCTATTGGTGTTCCTAAACCAACAAGCATTGACGTCAATACATTCTACACGGGAACGGTCAGCGAAGTTCTCATCAAGAAAGCAATCGAAAAGGTCTTTGACCTTTCGGTGGCGGGAACGATTGAAAAACTCGTCCTTAAGAAACCCGTGTATGCACAGACGGCAGTTGGCGGACATTTCGGAAAGGACTTCCTTGCTTGGGAACTCGTAGACAAAGCGGAGGAAATCAGCAATGCCGTCAACAAGGGATAAACTCATCACGGACAATATGCGGCTCGTCTACCATATGTACGGAAAAATCGGTGACGGTCCCATAAAGGAAAACTACAAGGAAGACATCATCTCCGAGGGAATGCTCGGACTATGCAAGGCGGCGGACACCTTTGACGAAAGCAGGGGTGTCCGATTCAGTACATGCGCGGCTATGTGCATACGGAACGCAATGCTGATGTTTATCCGCAAGACAAAAAAGCATTTTCCACGGGAAGTTTCGCTATACGAAGCAGTCGGAAGAGATGCCGATGGCAAAGAACTCACTTTGGCGGACATTATAGAAGACGAGAGCCAGAGTGAAGATGAAATCATCACGCGAATTATGCTCGAAGACTTTGAAGAAAAGCAGGCTCCTATCGATAAGAAAATCATTAACGAATTGAAGCAAGGAAAGCGACAAATCGAGATTGGAAGAAACCTCGGAATGAGTCAAGCACAGGTTTCAAGGCGAATTCGAAAGATGCGAGAAAAGTTTCAAAATTAACGAAGTTTATACTGGACTTTCAGTCGCCTTTACGGTATTTTGTTTGACTTGAAAGGAGGTGGCTACGATGAGCAAGCCAAGAATAGAATTCCATAGCCGAGGTCCCGAAGGGAACATTTACTTCATACTCGGCAAGACAAGAGATGCGCTTCGCCACGAGCGGAGAATTAGCGACTACAACGATATGTGGGAGCGGGTGCAAAAGAGCAAAAGTTACCCTGCAGCACTCGCTGAAATCCGCAAAACAGTAGACCTTATCGACCTTGACGGGGCGTTCTAATAACAAATAAGACATGGAGAGAGTAATGTCTCTCTTCTTGTCGTTTATGGAGGTTGAATGGCAGAGAGTAAGATAATTACAAAATCAAACGGCGAACTGTTCAACCCTGACCTTGCACAAAGGGCTATTACTTTTATCAATATGCTCAAGCACACCAAAGGAGAATGGCACGGCAAAAACTTCGATTTGTTGCCGTGGCAAACCAAGATTATATCGGATGTATTCGGGACCGTTAAGCCAAACGGATACCGACAATACAACACAGCCTATGTCGAAATACCGAAGAAACAAGGTAAGTCCGAACTCGCCGCAGCTGTCGCTCTTTATCTCCTTGCGGGTGACGGAGAGTGGGGTGCTGAAGTATATGGCTGTGCAGCCGATAGGCAACAGGCATCGATTGTATTCGATGTCGCTTGCCAGATGGTAGAGCAATGCCCGGCACTAAAAAAGAGAATCAAGCCGATCATATCACAAAAGCGGCTCGTGTATTTACCGCTTAACTCGTTCTATCAGGTGTTGTCGGCAGAGTCCTATACCAAACACGGACTCAATGTCCACGGAGTCATATTCGATGAGCTTCACGCACAGCCGAACAGAGCATTATACGATGTTATGCTACACGGCTCTGGTGATGCACGAAAGCAGCCGCTTTTCTTTTTGATAACGACAGCCGGGACGGATCGCAACTCGATATGTTGGGAAGTCCATTCCAAAGCCAAGGACATCATAGAAGGACGAAAGCTCGACAAATCGTTCTATCCAGTCATTTACGGAGCGGAAGACGATGACGATTGGGGAGACGAAAAGGTGTGGTATAAAGCCAACCCGTCTCTTGGCGTCACTGTTGATATAGACAAACTGAAAACCGCATTCAACTCGGCGAAAGAGAACCCCGCCGAAGAGAACTTATTTAGACAACTGCGACTCAATCAATGGGTAAAGCAGAACGTGCGGTGGATGCCGATGGATGCTTGGGATAAATGCGATTTTGCGGTAAATGCGGAGAAACTTCTCGGCAGAGAGTGCTATGGCGGACTTGACCTTTCGTCAAGTACCGACATCACGGCATTCGTGTTGGTGTTCCCACCGACAGCCGATGACGATAAATACAGCATTCTTCCGTACTTTTGGATACCAGAAGACACGATAGATTTGCGAGTAAGACGCGATCACGTTCCATACGATACTTGGCTCGGTCGTGGGCAAGTAATCGCCACCGAGGGCAACGTCATCCACTACGGGTACATTGAGAACTTCATCGAAGACCTCGGCACGAAATACCACATCAAAGAGATTGCGTTCGATAGGTGGGGTGCGGTGCAAATGGTGCAAAATTTGGAAGGAATGGGGTTCATGGTCGTACCATTCGGTCAGGGTTTTAAGGATATGAGTCCGCCGACAAAGGAACTGATGAAACTCGTGTTGGAGCAGAAGATAGCGCACGGCGGGAATGTTCCGCTTCGATGGATGATGGATAACGTGTATGTTCGCACCGACCCGGCAGGAAACATCAAGATGGACAAGGAAAAGTCCACCGAGCGAATAGACGGAGCGGTAGCGACCGTTATGGCGCTTGATCGAGCAATTCGAAACGAAGGCTCGTCAGATAGCGTATATAACGAACGCGGAATTATCGTGATTTAGGGCAAAAAGGCTTGAAAAAAACTAAAAGATTTGATATAATGACAACGTAGAAGAAGACTTGCTCGCAAAGAATGAAGAACTTTTGCAAGGTTAAACGAGATATATCCAATACATTACGGATTCATTTGAGTGTTTCTTCTTTGAAAGTCAAGTAATCCTTTTAACTATCGGTAACTGGTGAAATTCTCGTTAAGTTATCGAGAAAGTGGGAGAGAGGCCATAGGTGCCTCCGAAATTGTTAAATGCATTACACCATACAAACAAGGGCAATTGAAAGATTGCTTTGTTTTGTTGTGTGTAGTGCCATAGATTTGAACCCAAGCCACTTACACACAGCAGTGTATGTGGCTTTTATTATGGGTTCAAAAGGAGGTGCTACACATGAGCAAAGGACGCGGAGTATCTGGTTATACCCACAGCCAAAGGCAACTTGATGATTATGCCAATCAGCATAATCCTAAAAATTCTGCTTACTGGGCAAACCAAGACAATCACGCAAACCAGTGCAATCCCAATAACGATGAGTATTGGCATAGCCGTGGTGACAGCGATGATGACGATGAAGACTAACTAAAAGAAAGAACCGTTTGGAGCAATTCAAACGGTTTTTTCATACCCAAAACAGGAGGAACAAATGGAAATAGAGAGAAGAAAGGTGGACGAACTCAAAGCCGCCGAGTACAATCCTCGCAAGGACTTGCGACCGGGAGATGCCGAGTACGAGAAGCTCAAACGAAGTATTCAAGAGTTCGGTTATGTCGAACCAGTTATATGGAACAAGCGAACGGGAACGGTTGTCGGCGGTCACCAAAGGTTGAAGGTAATGAAAGACCTCGGCTACGAAGAAGTCGATTGCGTGGTGGTTGACCTTGACGAAAAGAAGGAAAAGGCACTCAACATCGCATTAAACAAAATCAGCGGCGAGTGGGATAACGACCTATTGGCAAACCTTTTGAAAGACCTTGACGGGAGCGGTTATGATATCACTCTCACGGGTTTTGACCTTGCCGAAGCACAGGAACTGTTCGGTAGCGGCAGTATAGAGAACGTTCACGAAGACGATTTCGATGCCGAAACAGCCGTCGAAGAGATTGCCGAACCAAAGACCAAACGCGGCGATCTATGGATACTCGGACAGCACCGACTGCTTTGTGGCGATTGCACCCAAAAGGAAGATGTGGCAAAAGTCTTGGAAGATAAGTATGCCGATGTTATGGTCACCGATCCGCCGTATAACGTGGACTACGGCGGAACGATAAACGGGAAAGACAGAAACATCGCCAACGACAATCTCTCCGAAGATGATTTCTACCAGTTCCTTTTGAGTTTTTACAAGGCGGCGGAAGCAAACCTAAAAAAGGGCGCACCCGTGTATGTGTTCCACAGCACGAAAGAATCTGTAAATTTCATCAAGGCGATGGTGAATGCGGGTTTCAAATACGCGCAAACGCTTGTGTGGTACAAGAACCACTTTACACTTGGTAGACAAGACTATCAGTGGATACACGAGCCTATCCTATACGGATGGAAAGAGGGTGCCGGGCATTACTTCATCAATGACAGAACGCTCTCAACGGTCTATGAAGATGTAAGGCTAAATGCAAGGAAAATGAGCAAAGCCGACCTTGTGGACTTTATCGACAAACTGTTCGAGAAGCCGACTTCGGTCATTCTCGACAATAAGCCGTCCAAGTCCGCCGACCATCCGACAATGAAACCGATAACCCTATGTGCCAAACTCATCTACAACAGCAGCCACGAAGGGGATACAGTGCTTGAACCGTTCGGCGGTAGCGGTTCGACCTTGGTGGCGGCGGAGCAACTGAACCGCAAGTGCTGTGTCATAGAACTCGAACCGAAGTATTGCGATGTCATTGTCAGACGCTACAAGGAACTCTGCCCGGCGATAGCGGTCAAGCATATCCGTGACGGTGTCGAAATCTACGATTAAAGGGTTTGATTTTCTTTGTTAATTCTTTGTGTTTTCGCCTGCTTTCGCTGGACTTGTTCGATTGTTTAAGGTATATTGTGTTTGCAAAAAGAGATGCAAAGGCAACAGCCGAAAGGAGCATATAAATGGAAACGAAAAAGGAAATTCGCAATTACTGCAAGAACAAGCTCAAAGCACTGGTGAGAGACCACAACCACTATAACAAAGTGAAATACAAGGATGCGGTCGAAGACTACAGAACGGCAATCGATGTCCTTGTCGACTACGCGAAAAGAAACGGCATCAAGATCGGATACAAGATGGACGAAAACGGATACATCACGGTGGCATAAGGAAGTAGAGAACCATGAACAAGCAACTCATCGAAATCGCAAAAAGGAACTCATACAGCATCGAAGAAAGAGGTGACCTCGAAACCCGAAACAGCGACAGCGAAGACTTCATCGAAATGAGTGTGTGGAGCATAAAGGCAATGCTCGAAGAAGCATACGAACTCGGCAAAAAAGCCGCCAAAGGGAACAAATAAGGGGTGGCAGAGATGAAAGCAACAATCGTGAGAAAGGTAGCGAACATCAAGGACTGGCACGATGCGGTAGCCGAATACAAGCACATGCACGGCAAGGAAATGCCGAAGGCGGAAGTCAAGGTGGAGAAAACAATCCATCTGACCGCAACCGAGTTCGATAAGGTAGCGAACGACCTATTCGAAGACTGCAAATGGGTGCAGGAAAACAAAGACCTTATGAGAATAGACGAAGACGGGGTGTGGCACATGATAGCACTCCAATGCAAGGACAGAAACTACAAAATCCTAATCAATAGCGAAGGGTTCTCCTATCCGAGATACACCGCAATCGTATAACATAAAAAATAACATAACAAGGACACCGCCCAAACAAGGCGGTGTTCGGCATTTATGGAGGTAAAATGGGAATATTCGGACGGAGCAGAGACGCTCCCAGAAAAGAGAAACGAACAGCACCGTCAAAGGAAATGCAAGAGTTCATCAGGGGTGTAGATGTCGACTTTATCGGCAACAGTAACAGCGGCATCAATGTGAACGAAATGCGTGCGATGCAAACTTCCGCCGTTTATGCTTGCGTGAAGATCTTGGCGGAGACAATAGCGAGTTTACCGCTACACCTATTTAAGAAAGGTAAAGGCGGTAAGAATGAAATGGCGGAGCAACATCCGCTTTTTTCTTGCCTTTATGAGTTTCCGAACGAAGAGATGACGAGTTTCGAGTTCAGGGAAACGATGATGACCTCGCTCCTTTTGTGGGGTAACGCATACGCAAGAATCATTCGAAAGCAAGGTCATACGACTGAACTGTGGTACTTAAAGCCGAATCAAATGGTAGTGGAACGAGACAGCACCACGGGCAAGATTAAGTACACCTATTCGGACGAAATAACCAACAAAACCTATGTCTACCGACCAGACCAAATCTTCCACATCAAAGCAATGTCCATAGACGGAGTGAAAGGCTTGAGCCCCATAGCGCAAGCAAGAGAGGCTGTTGGACTCGCCTTGGCAACGGAAGAGTATGGAGCGAAGTTCTTCGGCAACGGAGCAAGACCGGGCGGTGTGTTGGAACACCCCGGCACGCTCAAAGATCCCGAAAAACTCCGACAGTCTTGGAATCAAGTGTATCAGGGAACAAGGAACAGCCATAAGGTGGCGGTTCTTGAAGAGGGTATGAAGTACCATACCATAGGTATCGCACCCGAAGACGCGCAGTTCTTGGAAACGAGAAAGTATCAAGTGAACGAGATATGCCGTATCTTCCGTGTTCCGCCACATCTTGTCGGTGACCTTGAAAGGGCAACCTTTTCCAACATAGAACATCAATCCATAGAGTTTGTTCAGCACACCATACGGCCGTGGCTTGTAAGGTGGGAGCAAGAGATAAGCCGTTCACTCCTTGACGAGAAAGAACGGCTTTTGTATTTCGCCAAGTTCAATGTGGACGGACTATTGCGTGGTGACTACAAATCCCGAATGGAAGGCTATTCCATAGGACGGCAAAACGGGTGGTTGTCTATCAACGATATAAGGCGGCTTGAAGATATGAGTCTTGTCCCGGCGGAACAGGGCGGTGACGATTATCTCGTCAATGGTTCGATGATGTCGGCACAGGTCGGACAGCAGAACAAACAAAACAATCCAGACGAAGGAGGTAGCAATGGAGAAGAAAACGAACAAAAAGGAACTCCGAATGCTCCCGCTAAAGGAAATAAGAATAAACGAAAGTGACGGCGGAACGTGTATCGAAGGACATGCCGCCGTTTTCGATTCGTGGTCTGAACCCTTGGGCGGCATTTTCCCTTTCAAAGAGAAAGTGCGAAAGGGTGCGTTTGCGGAGAGCATCGGCAGGGACGATATCCGTGCTTTGTTCAATCACGATCCAAACTATGTACTCGGCAGAAACAGAGCGGGAACGCTTGAACTCGTAGAAGACAATGTAGGACTCCGTGTCCGCATTACTCCGCCGGATACGAGTTGGGCAAGGGACATTACCACGAGCATCCGCCGTGGGGACATTTCGCAAATGTCAATCGGGTTCGTTGTGGAAGACGATGAATGGTCATCCAAAGACGGAATCGATACGAGAGAACTCAAGAAAGTTCGCTTGTTTGACGTCTCGCCCGTAACGTTTCCGGCATACACGGCAACCGATGTCGGTGTTCGTGCAATGCAAGAATATGACGTGTATAAGACCGAGCAACGCAAAGTAGCGGAAGAAACGGAAAACGCAGTTAAAAAGGCAAAACAGCAGGAAAAACTCAAGAACCTGCAAGTAAAATTCAAAATCATTTAATCGGAGGAAAACAGATGAATATGAAGAAAATTCTCGAAATGAAAGCAAAGAGAGAGGATGCAAGACTCAAGGCGATGGCTGTGCTTAACAAGGCGGAAGCCGAAGACCGTTTCCTCTCCGAAGAAGAGCAGAAGGACATCGATAAGTATGAAGAGGAAATCCGTGCGTGGGATGAGAGTATCGGCAGAGCGGAAAAACTTCTCGCTATCGAACCCGAAGACCGTTCGACCGAGAAACCCGAAGTAAAACCCACTCCCGCCAAGGACAATGAAAAGAGATTTTCGTCTTTCGGAGAACAGCTCATGGCGGCATATAGAGCGGCAATGCCGGGCGGCAAAGTGGACGAGAGACTTTCCACGAGAGCGGCAAGCGGTCTTAACGAAACCACTCCCTCGGACGGCGGTTTCCTTGTTCAGCAGGACTTTGTGACCGAACTCTTGAAGAGAACCTATGAAACGGGTATTCTCGCAAGCAAGGTCAAGAAGATTCCTATCAGCACCAACGCAAACGGAATGAAAATCAATGCCATTGACGAAGACAGCCGCGCGAACGGCTCTCGTTGGGGCGGTGTGCAGACCTACTGGGAAGGCGAAGCGGACGAGATCACCGCAAGCAAACCCAAGTTCAGACAGATGGAACTCTCGCTCAAGAAACTCACGGGTCTTTGCTATGCGACCGATGAACTTTTGCAGGACGCAGCGGCACTCGAAGCCGTTATTCGTCAGGCATTCGCAGAAGAGTTCGGCTTCAAGATTGACGATGCCATCCTTTCGGGTAGCGGCGAAGGCGAACCGCTCGGTATCCTTAACAGCGGTGCAATCGTGACCGTGGCGAAAGAAGCAAGCCAGACGGATATCATCACCGTGGAGAACCTCATCAAGATGTGGAACAGACTTTGGTCTCGTTCCAGAGCAAACGCGGTGTGGTATATCAACCAAGAACTTGAACCTTACCTTTACACGCTCAAAATCGGAGATAAACCCGTGTATATCCCGGCAGGCGGTCTTTCCGAGAAACCCTACGGCACGCTCTTCGGCAGACCTGTTGTGCCTATCGAACAGTGTAGTGCCGCAGGCGAAGTCGGTGACATCATCCTTGCGGATATCGGTCAGTACCTTCTCATCGACAAAGGCGGTGTGAAGTCGGCAAGTTCCATTCACGTCAGATTCCTTTACGATGAGAACGTGTTCCGTTTCATCTACAGGGTTGATGGTAAACCTATCTGGACGAAACCGCTCACTCCTTACAAGGGAAGTGCGACTGTTTCGCCGTTCGTCACTCTTGCAAAGAGGGGCGCGTAAACCAAAATACATTAGGGAGGTATGAGTATGATTACTCTTCAAGAAGCCAAAGAGTTTTTGAGAGTTGACGGCGATGATGAGGAAAATCTCATAGCCTCGCTGATTGTGGCTGCACAGGAATTGACGGAAGATGTGCTTCGAAGACCGCTTGCGGAACTTGAACCTCTTCCCGAAACTGTGCGGCAAGCAATGCTTATAGTTGTAGCCACGCTTTACGAAGAAAGGCAAATCTCAAAGGATAAGACGGGTATCGACATATCCGAAACCCTTGACCTTGTCAGACGAATGCTGTTCGCCTACAGGAAAGAGAGGTTCTGATGGACATTGGCAAGCTCAACCGAAAGGTGGAAATCCTGACCTTTGTGTGGGAGAGAGACGATTGCGGCGGGCAAGAAGGCAAGTGGGTGACTACGGGCATCAGATGGGCGAGAATCGAGCCTGTGAGCGGTACGGAGTATTTCACTTCGCAACAAGTTTCAGCGGAAACTGTGGTGAAGATAACGCTCCGATATACAACCGATGTGACCGTTCTAAACCGAGTCCGATACGGGAACTCGTTATACGAAATAATCGGAGTATCGGACGATAAAATGGGGCATAAAGCCACAATACTCAATTGCAAGGAGATCGTGAACGATGGGCTACAGCGCAAAGCAACGCAAGGTTAAAACGAAAGTAGAAGGCGCAGACAAACTCGTGAAAGATATCCGAGCAATGGAAGATGCGGCATCATCGGTGCTTATGACGGGAGCAAAGGCAGGCGGTAAGATTGCACTTGACGATGCAAGACGGAATTGCCCGGTGGATACGGGAACGCTGAAAGCAAGCCTGAAACTCAACGAAGGCAAAGCAACGGAAACGAAAGCGACCGTGTCGGTGGACTATGACAAGTCGCTCCGATACGGCACATTCGTGGAACTCGGTGCAAGGGGAAGACCCGCCAATCCGTTTCTGCGAAATGCCGTGGATGGGAACATCGACAAGATAAACGATGAGATCGTGAAAGCAATCTCGAACGCGGTGGGGAGAAAACTATGATGGACATCTGCCAAGCAATATATGCGTATTTAAACGAAAACGAACAGATAAGAGAATGTGTGGGGAATAAAATATTCCCCATAATGCTCCCCGAAGACGCGCCACTCCCGGCAATCGTTTATTCTCCCGTGCTTGCCAACTACGATTCGGCTTTGCAAGGCGATACGGGGTTTGTCAGGCAAACGATACAGTTCGTGTGTCACGACAGGACATTCAAAAAAGCAAGAGAATTGTCAAGATTGGTAAAGCGTGCCTTTCAAGACTTTCACGGAAATATGTGCGGCTTAGAAATCCAAGCCGTTTTCATTAAAACGGACTACGAGTACAACGGGAACACCGCGTTGAAGTTCAATACGGAAGAGTACCTGTCGAGCATCGAGTTCGAGTTTTATTACAACGAAAAATAGGAGGACGAAAATGGCGGTAGCAGGTAAAAACGGAAAAGTGATTATCGGTGAGAGCGGAAATCAAAAGGTAGCCGCAATCAAGAACTGGTCGCTTGAACTGTCGCTCGAAACTTTGGAAACGACCGCTCTCGGTGATGATTGGAAGAACTACATCACGGGTCTTAAAGAGTGGACGGCGAGTTCGGAAGGCGATTATTCAGTCCCGACCGACACGCAAGGACAAGCAGCATTACAAGAAGCGTATCTCGCAGGCACGACCGTAACCGTAAAACTGTATGTGGACGGAACGAACTACTATCAGGGAACGGCATACATCAGCAGTTTGTCAATCGAAGATCCGGTGGATGACGTGGTCAGCATCAGCCTTGAACTCACGGGTACGGGCGAATTGAGTTTTCATAAAGGAGAGTAAGAATGAAGAACGGAGTAACCATCAATCTGGATAAACCCAGAACATTGAGATATGGCATCAATGCGCTCGTCAAGGTAGAAGACCTTACGGGCAAAAGCATTACGACCCTTGACCTTTCGCACGTGGGCATCAAAGACTTGCTCATTATCGTGTATGCGGGGCTTTGCCACGAAGACAAAACCCTTACACTCGAAAAGGTTGGTGACCTTATTGACGAGTATTCGAACATCACCGAGATCGCCGAAAAACTCGGTGAAGCCTTTACGCTTGCATTCGGCAAGGCGGAAGGTAAACAGGGGGAATAAGTGAGACTGCTTTTGACCTTTCCGAGTTTTGCGAAAAGGCAGTCGTGTTCTTTGACATAGACCCCATACAGATCGGCAATTACACTCCGTATGAAGTGATGCTGCTTGCAAAGCAAAAGCGAGAGCGGGAAACTCGACTGTTCGAGGATAACATCACTCTTGCGTGGCATACGGAAGCCTTTGCAAGGCAAAAGAAGTTGCCGATTCTTTCAAAGATACTGAAAGACGTAAGGAAGAAACCGAAGAAAACAAACTCGGCGGGTGATGCCGTACTCAAAGCAATGGCGGCAGAGCAAGGAATAATCATCAAATAGGGGGTGAGGACAGTTGGCGGTTATAAGAAACCTTGTGGTAAAGATAGCGGCGGACATATCCTCGCTCTCGAAAGGGTTGGATAATGCCCAAAAGAAGATACAAAAGGTGTCAGCAAGCCTGACGAAAGCGGGAACGAAACTCTCGGCAACCGTTACGGCTCCGCTTGTGGCACTCGGAACGAAGTCGGTCATGGTGTCGCAACAGTTCGAGCAGTCGATGGCAAACGCGGCATCTGTCGCAGGCGCTACAAGCGAAGAACTCGCAAGAATGACATCAATCGCCCGTGAAATGGGCGCGAAGACGGTTTTCTCGGCATCGGACGCGGCGGACGCTTTGTATTATATGGCGTCGGCAGGTTACAAGGTAGACCAGATGGCGGACTCTATCGAAGCGACACTTAACCTTGCATCGGCAACGCAGAGCGACTTGGCATTCACAACCGAAACCGTTATTTCGACCTTAAACCAGTTCGGCTTGGAAGCAAACCAAGCGGAGCGAGTGACCAATGTGTTTGCGGCGGCAATTGGTGACTCTATGGCATCGATGGATAAACTCGCAAACTCAATGGGATATGTCGGTCCTGTGGCAAACAGCCTTGGCTATACGATAGAAGAAACGGTCGGCGCACTGTCCGTGTTATACGATGCAGGCTATGACGGAAGTACGGCAGGAACTTCGCTTCGACAAGCATTTGTATCTCTTATGAACCCGTCAACGGCGGCGCTCGGAATCTTTGAAGAACTCGGCATAGCCGTAGAAGACATAAACCCGGCAACCAACGATTTCGCATCAATTCTTGATAGATTACGAGACGCTGGGTTGGACACCGCGCAAGCAATGGAGATTTTCGGCGCAAGAGGCGGTCCGGGTATGCTTGCCTTGATGTCGGCGGGCGGTGATGCCGTAAGGGGAATGACCAAAGCCATTACGGGAACGAACAAAGCGACCGACATGGCGGCAACACAGCTCGATACTTTGCAAGGACAATGGAAGATCCTGAAATCCGAGCTTGAAGAGATAGCGATCTCGTTCGGAGACGTGCTGATTCCGCTCATTCGACAGTTTATAACGAAGTATATCTCCCCACTGACGGCAAAGATTATGGGTCTGTCGATGGGAACGCGAAAACAAATTGTAGTCATAGCACTGCTTGCGGCGGCAATCGGACCATTGCTTATCGTTATAGGGAAACTTGTCGGCAGTCTCGGCACAATCATTAAGGTGGCAAAAGTCCTATTCACGAAAGCGGGGCTTATCGGTTTAGCAATAGCGGCGGTAGTCGCTTTGCTCGTGTATTTATGGAAGACCAACGAAGACTTCCGCAATGCCGTAATCCGCATATGGGAGAAGATTAAGTCTGTCATTATAAGCGTAGCCAACGCTATAAAAGCGTGGTGGGACGAGAACGGAGAACGCATCAAAGCGGCGGTCGCGCAAGCCTTGAAAACGGTTTGGAAATGCGTGAAAGAGGTCTTCTCGAAATTGCTTGCTATAGCCAAGAAAGTATGGCCACTCGTAAAGAAAATCGTACTTGATACAGTCAATGGAATCAAGACGTTTTGGGAAAAATACGGCAAGCAGATACTCAAAGTCGTCTCGGACGTTTTCACCCGTCTTTGGACGATTATAAAAAGTGCGTTTGACGTTATAAGCAATGCGGTGCTGAAATTCCTAAACTATGTCGAACCGCTGTGGGAGAAGATAAAGGCACTCTTCGCATCGCTGTGGGACACCATCGTAGAACTCTACCAACTTTTGAAACCCGTGTTTGACTTGATTGGAAAAATCATCGAGGTGCTGTACGGGGTAGTGGTCGGAGTTGTCAACGGAATCATTGCAGCTCTCGGTCCGTTCTTGAGTGCGGTTTTGGATATGGCGAATGCCATTATCGAAGTGATAAAGTTCGTGTGCGCGATACTCAAAGGCGATTGGTCGGATGCGTGGACGCATATGCAGAACATTGCTACGAGTATTTGGAGCGCTATTAAAAATATCTTTCTCGGTATTTGGGAGTTTATCAAAGGCTTTGGGCAAGGGTTCGTAGACTTTTTTCAAGGTATCGGTGTGAATGTGCTGGATATCTTCCGCAATATTTGGACGGGTATCAGCGGGTTTTTCACGAACATTTGGAACGGCATCTGCTCGGTATGCGGTTGGATTTGGGATAAAATCACAGGCTTGTTTTCAAGCATCGGCGATTACTTCTCGAACCTTTTCAAAGAGGCATTCAACTGGGGTAAGAACCTGATACAGAACATTGCAGACGGCATCAAGAATGCGTGGAACAAAGTTGTAGACGGGGTAAAGTCAATCGGACAGTCGATAAAAGACTTCCTCGGTTTCGGCTCTCCGACAAAGAAAGGTCCGGGACACACGGCAGACGAGTGGATACCAAACCTAATGGATATGATGGCGGACGGAATGTACGACAACACGCCGATGTTAGAGCAAGCGGCGGCGCAGGTCGCATCTTCGTTGAACATCACCGCATCGGCAAACCGAGCGGTAGTCGGTAGCGGAAGCAGTCCCTATGGAGATATGGTCAACGGAATGCTACAAGGAATAACGGCAATCAATAACGGCAGTAGCGAAGACCAAAAGGACATTGTCTTGGAGATTGACGGACAACAGTTCGCAAGGCTTATTATGCCGAAGCTGAACAAGGAATACAAGCGAAACGGCATTGCATTAAGGGAGGTGTAAGATGGCAGTTTTCTTCAAAATAAACAGTAAGACGATAAAAGCACCGACCGAACTCACTTGCTCGACCGAAGTGCTGGATAAGTCGGAAAGAACGATGGACGGCACAATGGTCGTGGACGTTATCGGGCGAAAGAGAAAGGTTGAAGTCTCGTGGAAATATCTCTCAAAAGAAGATATGGGACTCTTGACTGCCGAAACGAAAAGCGGCTCTTTCGTGACGATAGACTACAATGATCCCGAAACAGGAAAGTTGACGTCGATGACCGCTCGTCCGCAGGACTTGTCCTGTCAGCCACGATACGATTGGGTAAAAGGCAAGATAATGTGGGCAAGTGTGAGTATTGCGTTTGTGGAGAGATAACCTATGGAATATACGGATAATCCACGAAAAATACTCGGCAGAGTGGACGTTATCTACTCGGATACAGAAATCAGCAAGGACATTCAAACAACGGAAAGCGGTAATTCGGCTATCAGCCATCCGGACGAAGTGTTCGGCGCATACCTTGTGCCGACAGTCAAAGGCTGTACGATGGACGGCAATGCGACAATGGACGGCTCCTTTCAGATGATGGACGATTCGGTCGTTCTCGGTTGGTGGAGCGGTTCGTTGTCGGGTAGTGATGGTGTGTTTGCAAACGCACCATGGATCGAGATATCGTTTGTCAAGCGTCCGATAATATCTTGGGTGGTATTGGGCGATGAAAAGCGGAATGAATACCCGATTGACTTTATCGTACAGTACAAGAGAGATGGATTGACTGTCCATTCGCAACGTGTGTTAACTAACACGCAGGTGCAAACCCGATTGACTCCGCAATTTGAAGACATCACATCCATCAGGCTGACGATAATCAAGTGGAGCAAGCCGAATGCCTGCGCAAAAATATTGAAGTTCTACGACCGAATGATGGAGCGATACGAGGGTGATGCCATTGAAATGTTCGAAGTGTCCGAAGAGATGGGCGCGGCGGACGGAAACTACAACATAGTATCCGACACGATGACCGTCAACATCTTCAACAAGGACAGAAAGTTCGACAAAGGATATCTCCGTTCGCTTATGATACTTGACCGAAAACTAATGCCGAGTATAGGCATAGAAACCAACGGGATAGTCAAATACCAACCGCTCGGCACGTTCTATTCAGACGAATGGCAGATAAACCAAGATTCGCAATGGGTAAAGTGCAGTGCGGTAGACAGGTTGATGCGGTTACAGAAGAAGACCTATGTCGGCTTTCCGCTGACGGAGAACGCATCGCTATACGATATTGCCACCGACATTCTCTTGAAGATAGGGGAAACGGCGGACACAATCGTCATCTCAAAAGACTTGCAATCGGTGGTTGTGCCGATGGCATTTCTGCCAAAGGGAACGGCTTGGGACGCATTGCAGGAAATCGCCAATGCGGGACTTTGCAAAATCTATGTGGATCGTGAAGACAAAATCAATGTCCGCTCGGAAAAAGAAACAAAGACAAAGACGGCGATACAGATAGACAAAAGCAATATGTTCACATACTCATCGAGTGTTTCTCTGACCGAGTTTGCAAACCGTATTTCTGTGGAATATTGCGATGTGTCGCTGTCGGACGATACGGTCGAAGCGGTATCGGTCGAACTCAATATAGAGCCGAACGCATCACTCGAACTGACGCTTGATTATAATACCGAAGTTGCGTACCCTGCAATCGAAACGGATAACTTAAACGTGCTATTGACCGACTTCCAAGGCGGTGTCAATGCTTGCTCGGTCGTTGCGAAGAACAAGACAACCGAAAAGCAAAAGGCGGTGCTGACGGTCACGGGCAAGGCAATCGAGATAACGACAAAGGCTTTGACCAAACAGGACGATGAGAGTGTGCGTAACAACGGCATAACCGAGTATTCGCACCCGTCAAGCGACCTTGTACAAAGCCACGATCAAGCGGAATACATTGCAAATTTCTTGCTTGAGAAGATGCACGCGGGAGAGGGTGTTGTAACTACGACTTGGCGAGGCAACCCGGAACTCAATCTCGGAGAGAAGTATGTGTCAGTGGATCGGTTCGGTGACAGTCAAGATCTTGTGTGCGAGTATAACAAGTTTACATTTGACGGTGGACTGAAACAAGAGACGCGCGGAAGAACGATATAAGGAGGGTATGAATGGCAAATTGGAAAGAGCCAAAGAGCGATTATAAGGCAGAAGACCAAGTAACGCCTGACATCTTCAACAACCTTGCCGAGAACGAAAAACACTTGAAAGAGATATCGTGCAAGGTAGAAAAGAAAGTAAAAAGCGGAACAACGACAACGATTTCCTCTATCGTTTTCGTGGAAGAATAGCGGCTATGCTGCAAGTGGTGAAGGGCGATGTTTTCGAGTTCGGTTTGTCGTTCGGAAATGTCGACCCTGAACTGATAGAAAAGGTGGTGTTCGCATGCAAGGAACTTGGAATCGAAGAAGAGGCGGATAGAGAAGAGGATGAATTCCGCGTTCGAATACCGGGTGAAGTTACAAAGGACTTCAAAACAGGTTTTTTGAAATACGACATCATCGCCACCTTGATAGACGAGCAAGAGGTCACACTCGTGCATCGTCAAAAAATAGAAGTATTGGAGAGGGTGGAAAATGGCGGATAAAGACTACTATGGTAATCAGGGACAAGTAAACGTCACGCCCGGAATTACCGTAACCTACAATTACAATCGGTTAAAGAACAAGCCGTCCATCAACGGGAAACCGCTTGACGGAAAAATGACGGCGAGTGAACTGAACCTATTGTCGAACGATGTGACGCAGTACGAGGAAATCAAACTGGGAGTCGATAAACGCGACTCCTTTATTCTTGTCGTTGGAGAAAATGGCGAAACGAATAAGATTAAACTCGGAGAACTTGCCAAAGGGAAATTACAGGCGGTTGACAAGATAACCGAAGACATCCCAGATGGCGATTTTGTATTCAAGAAAATGGAGGATAAATAATATGGCTCAAACTACAAACAAGTTTCAGATTATTCAGAAAGTCAGCGCGGAAGATACCATCTTAATCCATCCCGAAACCGAGGCGGAAGTTGTCAAGTACAGCGGAACGGCGGCGGGCATTTCGGCGGAGAATGTGCAGGGCGCAATCGATGAAGTCTACGAGCAGGTCAAAGGTATCACGGGCGGCGGTATTGTAACGGGTGTCAAGGGCGATAAAGAAAACGCTTATAGAAAAGGCACTGTCAACCTTACTCCCGCAAACATCGGTGCTGAACCGAGCGGAACAGTCAGTACGCACAACTCTTCGTCAACCGCTCACTCTGACATTCGCACCGCCGTAACCAACGCACAGAACAAAGCAAACAGCGCATATGCACTTGCGGAAGGCAGAGCGAAGGCTGTTTCGTTCGATACTGTGGCGGCAATGACAACCGCATTGAAAGCGGCTGCTAAAACCGACTACAAAGTGGGCGATAACATCTTTATCAAGGCTTTGGATACTCCCGACTATTGGGTAAGCAAGGTTCTCGATAACAACACGGGTACTTACGGGTACTTTGAAATCAGCGCGCTTGAATCGCAGAAGGTAGACCTTACCGCATATCAGACGAAGACCGACAATACGCTTGCAACCACATCCAAAACTGTGGTCGGCGCAATCGGCGAAGTAAAAACGACTGCGGATGCGGCAAAAAGTCAGTCCAATACCAATGTTACCGAGATTGCTAATATCAAGAACGGAACGACTAAGGTCGGCGCAGCTACGAAAGCAGATAAAGCGACCAGTGCTGATACGGCAACGAGCGCAACTTCGGCAGGCAAGTGGACTACGGCGAGAACTCTCGGTGTAAGCGTCAATTCGGGTGTCAAGAAAGACGGCTCGACTGCTATCAGCGGATCGGGGAGTCAGAGCGTGGACGGCTCTGCCAATAAGACGGTTTCGGTTACCTTGGGTGACAGCGGTGTAACCGCAGGCACTTATTCTGCCGTTCAGGTCAATGCCAAAGGCATTGCGGTCGCAGGCGGACAGATGATTGAAATCGGTACGAGCGGACAGACCACTCCGAGCGCATCTCTTGCAACGGGCGGACTTTTCTTCAAGGTAGTATAAGGGGGTATCGTGAATGGCTTACAGACCGAAAATTAAGAATGCCAACGGCACTCTTACCGATTTGCCGATAGCAGCGGAAACGGCTGTAAAGGCAGACGATTATAATACATCCACGGGGACGATTAAAACAAAGTTCGCAACTGTTGATTCGAAGCTCGGAAAACTGCAAATTGATGGCACATGGTACACAGTGAAAGAAGAAACCAATTATACGGCAACAGGTACTGCCGGGTACATCACTATCATTAAATAAGGAGGTATCTATGGGAAGTTATTTTGGGATAAGGGCAATCTATAAGGATACAACGCTTATTTTTGCCAAAGAAATGAAACTAACAATCAGCATAGGAACCGGGGTCAGTAAGGTCGCATACAGTTACACAACAAAAACAGGCGCAACAGGTTCGGGAACAGTAACGTCAACAACGACAATCTCGGCAATATTTGGGTCGACTTTTACTTTTACACCGACCGCTGCATCTGGCTATTCAATGAACTCATACACATCAAGCCGATTCATTGATTCTGATATGACATTGAGTTTCACTGCAAAATCATCGAGTAGTAGTGGCGGCGGTGGCGGCTGTGTATCTGCCGACAGTAAGATATTAACATCGCTAAATGGAGATACCAAAGAAGCACGCTCACTTATTACAGGCAACAAAATCGTGGCATATGACAAAGAGAAAAAATCATTTGTTCAAACACTGGTGTTGAAGAGGTATATCCTGACTGAACCGACAAATATATACACCCTTTCTTTTGACGATGGTACAGAACTGTCCATTACACCAAAACACAAAGTTTTGACAAAAGACGGCTTTATATCTGTATGGGACGATAACGGACAAGAGCAAATAAGTGTCGGAACAAGGCTAATCGGCAAGGATGGAGAAAAAACAATAGTTGGGGTAAGGAGAGAAGTTACTGCGGATGATACCACTGTGTATAACTACCGAACCATCAAGGGGGATGCTTTCGTAGCGAACGGGGTTGTTGTGGAAAACGAAAGCGAGACCACGGTCGGCAATGTAGTAAATAACCTCTTTAACAACGAGAGTGGAGTAAGTACGACATCGCTTGTCGGCGGCGGAGATATTTCAAAAGAACATGTATAATATGATATCGATAATAGTGAGTGTGTGTGCGAGCATCATCAGCGGAATGGTGCTCTTTTTCTTGCAACGATTTTTCAAGAAAAAGCAAAAGAAAGATGAAGAGCGAGACAGAGCAAAAGCCAAAGAGAACATGCTGATACTAAAAAGTATAGATGCGGTTGGGAAATTGACGTATGCGGATGCGGTAGCCATTAGAGACGGGAAAACCAACGGCGAGATGAAAGAGGCGATGAAAGCCTACGCAGAAGTAAAGGATGAACTCTACGAGTATTTGCTCGAACAAAATTCCAAGAAATAAGGAGGGGAAGATAAATGGAACAATACTTGAATTTAATCAGCGTCCCGGCGATTGCTGCGGTCGTGTACTGGGTGATTAACATCATCAAACACGCAGTCGGAGAGAACGAAAAGTTCAAGCGGTGTATTCCGCTTATTGCAACGGCGCTCGGAATCGTGTGTGGCATTATTTGTTTTTACGCTTTGCCGAGCATCATCCCCGCACCGAACATCGTGGTGGCAATCGTCATCGGCGGTGCGAGCGGACTGACGGCTACGGGTACTAATCAGATTATTAAGCAACTCGGCAAAAAGAATGGTGAAGACGATGGAAAAACAGATAATTGAAAGCGTCTTAAAAAGCCTTTTGAAAAGAGGTCTAATCACTTCGTCAGAGAAGGAAAGAATTATCAAAAAAGTTTCAGATTAAGACAGGTTTTCGCTGGACTTTCATAAGCGTTCACGGTATTGTTTGTCCTGCCCAATAAAAAGGGCGGGACAAATTTTTTATCGCAGTTCAAATCCAGTCGAAAGAGTCAAAAGGCGAACAAGAAAGGAGCGTAAGAAATGAATATTCAAGAGATACCTACGAAAAAAGTGGAGAAACCACGAGTATGTGCCTATGTGCGAGTCAGCACCGATAGCGATGCTCAAGAAGATAGTTTCGTGTTCCAGTCCAACTACTGGCAAAAGAGATTTGAAAATGACGAATCGGTAGAGTATATCGGATTATTCTCCGATGAGGGCATCGGCGGTGCGTTTATGAAAAAACGCGATGGACTCAAAAGGATGTTTCAAAAAGTGAGAAATGGTGAAATCGATAGGATATATACAAAGTCGGTTTCAAGATTCGCTCGGAACAAAGTCGAACTAATGGAAGTAGTCAGAGAGTTCCGAGATTTAGGTGTGGAAATCATATTCGAGTCTGAAAACATACATACCCTTGACCCCAAATGCGGCTTAATCCTTACAGTGATGGCAAGTCTCGCCGAAGAGGAATTACTATCTATGAGCCAAAACCAAAAATGGGCTGCACGGAAACGATTCGCAAATGGGAGTGTGGAACTGGCACGAATACTTGGATATGACATGGTCGATGGAAAGTTAGTGATAAACGAGAAAGAAGCGGTCATAGTGCGAAGAATCTTTGAACTGTACCTGCAAGGTAACTCGTTTAGAACCATATGCCATGTTCTCGAAAACGAAGGGTACACCCCAATGCATGGGGGACGATGGAGCAAATCGACAATAACGGGGATGTTACGAAATGAAAAATACTGCGGGGATAGTATTATGCAAAAATCATATAGCGTGATGAAAGTACAAAAATACAACTACGGAGAACTCCCCAAGTATTATATCCAAGACGATCACGAACCGATTGTGTCGCGTGAAGACTACCAAAAAGCGCAGGAGATAATGATGGCACGTGGCAATAAATATAGACCGAGGGGGTCACCTACTGCGTTATATCCGCTATCGGGAAAACTGATATGCGGAGAATGCGGAACGAGTTTCAAAAGAAAAACTTCGGCACACGGAACTCCATATATGTGTATAAAGTGGACATGTCGGAAAAAGGATGTTTATGGGGTAAAGGAATGCACATCACATGACATCAAAGACGAAGTTGTTACAAGATTGCTGATTGAAGCCTACAACGAAAGCCTTGACGCGAATAATGATGTGAACGGCATAACGGAGCAAGAAGAGGTCTTGCGAAAACTTATTGCCAACGAGCAAGAACTGCGACAATTACGAGCGAAAGGTTATATCTCCGAAAGTAAATGCCGAGAAGAAACTGATAAAATACTTATAAAGATAAAAGAACAAGAAACTCTCATAAAAAATCTACGAACGAGAGATATGGTAAAAGGGAAATATAAGAAATCGGATGAGCTGACGGAACAAATGGCGGAGTTCCTTGTAAAGGCAACAATAAAAGACTGGACGATTACATTCGAGTTCCAAAATGGATATAAGACAACGAAAGAATATACAAACGGGAGGGCAGGAAATGTCAATGGAAAACTGTGCAAACACTAAACCAAAAATTACGATTATCCCAGCCAAGACGAGAGTCGAACGACTTGACCCTTTGTCAGTAGCGATGGGACAAAAGCCAAAAATACGAGTGGCTGCATACGCACGAGTGTCGACCGACCACGAAGAACAGGAGAGCAGTTACGAGGCACAGGTAGACCACTTCACCAAACTCATAGCAAGCCATGAAGATTGGACGATGGTTGACATTTATGCCGACCCCGGCTTGAGCGGTAAGAATACCAAACGAGTGCAGTTCAAACGAATGATAAAGGACTGCGAAGACGGAAAGATAGATCTTATAATTACGAAATCGGTCAGCCGATTCGCAAGGAACACGCTCGACTGCGTACAGACCGCAAGAAAATTGAAAGCGGACGGTATCGGAATCATATTTGAGAAAGAAAACCTTGACACGCTACAAGAGCGGAGTGAGTTCGTCCTTACGATAATGGCAAGTCTTGCGGAAGAAGAGAGTCGGAGCATATCCAATAATATAAGGTGGAGCGTCAAGAAAAAGTTCCAAGAGGGTAAGGTGATCCTTAACACGAAACACTTCCTTGGATATACGAGAGACAAGAAAGGAACGGTGCTTAAAATAGTGCCAGAAGAGGCAATAACGGTCAGAAGGATATATGCGGAGTTCCTTGACGGTAAAAGTCTGAAAGAAATCGCTGAAGGACTTGAGCGAGATGGTATAGCATCGCCGTCGGGCAGAGAAACATGGCATCCTTCCACGGTGAAGTCGATACTGCAAAATGAAAAGTACAAGGGCGATTGCCACCTGCAAAAAACATACCTTCCAGACTTTCTATCCCCAAGACGAATTAAAAACGAAGGGTTCGCACAAAGTTGGTATGTAGAAGATAGCCACGCTGCCATCATATCGAAAGAGACATTCGAAATGGTACAGCAAGAGTTCCAAAACAGGCAGTCGCTACGAAGTACTGGTGAAACGGGATGCGGAAAGTTTTCAGGGAAATATCCATTCAGTGGAATGATAGTATGCGGCGAATGCGGAGAAACCTACCGAAGACACCAACAGTACAACAAATATAAAAAGTACTACATATGGGTATGCAAAAGACACGAAAACAATGGAGCGGAATACTGCAAGAGCCGACCTATCAAGGAAGAAGCCCTTGAGAAAGCGTTTGTAAGGGCGCTGAACGAACTTATAGGAGACAAGGAACGAATACTCGAAAAACTGCAAAGTGCGACCGTGAGCGAAATAACGGACTCTTGTGCGACAGCGATAAATGAAGTGAATGCCGAGATAGAAAAACTTCAAGAGCAGATGATGGAACTGCTGACGAAAAGGAACAACGGAGAGATTACCGATAAAGAATATGAACAGCAAAGTCAGCAGGTCGGAATGAAAATAGACCAACTGCTTATGAGAAAAGAAGAGATACTGTCCGAGCAAGGAAAAGTCCAACTCGCATCTTACCGAATCGAAGAAGTGACCAAACTACTACAGACAGGAAAGATACTTGAAGAGTTCGACCGAGTGATGTTCAAAAGCCTTGTAAGGAAAATCACTGTGCTGTCCAACAAGGAAATCGCAATCGAGTTCGAGTGCGGAATAACAGTAAGAGAAACCTTATAAGCAAGCGACCGACTGCGTTCGTAAGAGTGCGGTCGGTCGTTTTTCGTTGATTAAGTCGGTGAAAATCATACGCTCCTTATCGTGCAAAAATCCTTTTTGTGCAATCGTTAAAGGTTTGAGATTTTTCAAAGCGAGTGAAGAACAAATCCCTACGGCGATGAGCGAAGAAACAACAAAAAGGGTAAACTGCCACGAAAACGGCAATTTACCCCTGTTTTGCATAGAAAAAGACACACGCGGCGGAGCTAAATACGCTCCTTTTGCGTGTGTCTTGATGGTACACCCAGGCGGACTTGAACCGCCAACCGTCAGAATCGGAATCTGATGCGC